GCCCTGGAGATCCAGGTGGGGGACAAGACAGTCTTTTATGCGGCCCACGTTGAATACGGCCACGGCGGTCATGAAGCACCCGCCAAGCCGTTTGTGCGGCCGGTCGTTTATCGGCATGAGCCGCAGATTCCCGTGGCCATGGAGCAGACCATTGTCGATAGCTGGGGAGGTGAATCGTGATCTTCCAGGAAGCCCTCGTCAGCGTGGTTTCCCCGGCCCTGAATGGCCATTTTTATGACCACATAGCGCCCCAGTGCCCGTCCAAGCCATATGGAATTTATCAAGAGATCGTCAGCCCTACGGAAAACACCTTGTCCGATGGCGTGCCGATTCAGCAAAGCATCATCCAGATCGATGTCTATGCCGAGAAATACATGGATGCCATCACCGCCGGCAAGGCGGTCGAAGACGCCCTCGCCGCTGCCTTTGCCGCCGGCACGCTCCAGGGCATTCAGCGCAGCCGACGCAGCCAGTACGAGCCCGAGGTAAAGCTGCGGCGCCTCATCTACGAATACAGCTTCTGGTACCACTGACCCTTCACGTTTTATCGACCGTTTCATCGCCCCAGGCCGCCCGCAAGGCGGCTTTTTTATTTAGGAGATCGCCATCATGACCAGTACCGCTCAGGTCGCTCAGCAGTCGAAGTTCTACGTGTCCGGCACCCCGGGCGCTGCACTGTCCATCACCGCCATCACCAAGGCCGCCAAGGCTGTTGTGTCGGCCACCAACACCCTGGCCGTGGGCGATGTGGTGATCTTCGGCACGGTGACCAACATGCCCGAGATCAACGGCCTGATCGGCATCGTCCAGGCATCCCCGGCACCCACGGGTTCCAGCTTCGCCGTCAATATCGATTCCACTGGCTTCGCTGCTGCCGGCACCACCGGCGCCGCTACCCCTCAGACCTTCAGCAAGGTCGGCAACGTGCAGGATTTCACGCCCGATGGCGGCACGGCCAATGTCATCGACGTCACCAACCTGGATTCCACCGCCAAGGAAAAGCGCCAAGGTCTGCAAGACAACGGCAACTATTCCCTGACCTTCGATTGCGACGACACCGATGTAGGTCAGTTGGCGCTGATTGCGGCCCGGGCTGCCCAAGCAACCGTGGTGCTCAAGCAGGTCTATCCCGGTGGTCTGAAGATCCGCGCCTTTCAGGGCTTCGTCCAGAAGATCACCGAGCCCGTTGCCGGCGTGGATAAGGTGCTGCGCAGCACCGGCACTATCGTCGTCACTGGCCCCATCTCCCGCGGCTAATTCGAGGTCACCGGCATGAACAAAGAGCAACTCTTGGCCAGCCTGCAGCCCAAGATCGAAGTGGTGCCCGTTGCTGGCTTGGGCGATCTCCGCCTGCGCGAGCTGACGGCCCCAGAAGTGGTCGCCATCCGCGACACCACCAAGACGAAGAAGGAAGACTTCGGTTTCCACCTGGTGATCAAGTCCGTGGTCGATGATGCCGGCGCCCCGATGTTCTCCGTCGAGGATCTGGATGCCCTGCGCGGTTCCGGCCAGAACTCCATCGGTCTGCTGGTCTCGGCCGTCATGAAGCACAACGGCTTCCTGGTGCAGGGGGAAGAAGCAAAAAACTAGGCTGGGGCCCCGAGCGTCGCATGCTGTTCCGCCTGGCGCTTGCGCTGGGCAGAACAGTGAGCGAACTCAGTGCCCCTGGGGTGCTGCCCCATGCCGAGTTTGTCCAGTGGTGCCAGTTCTACAACCTGGAGCCCTGGGGCGAGCACAAGGCCGATCTGCGGGCCGGCATCATTGCCTCCACCGTGGCCAACGTGCATAGCCTCTGGGTGACAGGCGAGGCGAAGTACCAGGCCTCGGATTTCATGCCGAGGGACGAAGAGCCTGAGCCGCAGCAGCAAGTAGTTGAAGAAAGAACGCTGACCGACGACGAGTTGGCCGCCTGGGCGGATGCCGCGATCTACGGTATCCCGCCAGATTCGCAATAATCAGTAACGAAGCCCTCGGGGAGACCTGGGGGCTTTTTCATTTGGAGCTTCCGCATGCTTTCACTTATCAACGTCCAGGTACATGCCTCGGTCGATAAGTTCGAGAACACCATGTGGCGTGCGGCCGATGTGGCCGACCAAAGCATGAGCGCCGCCGCGGCTAATGCCGACAAGTTCCAGACTTCCTTCGAGCACGCCTCTGACCATGCCGCATCGGCAGCCGACCGCATGGCCGACCGCTTCCAGGCGGCCAACGACAATGTGATGGCGTCGGCCGGCAAGACGGTCGACTCGATCAATACCATCACCGACTCCGCCAACAAGGTGGATCTGCGCACCTGGCAGGAAAAGGTCGCCGAAGCCTTCGGTCAGGGCGTGGGTGGTGGCCTGGCTGCAGCCCAGACATGGTTCGACAAGGTGGAGGAGTTCGCCTCGGCCAAGCTCAAGGCCATCGGCATCGGCCTAGCCATCGCCTTTGTCTCCGCCACGGCCGCTGCCATCTACACCGGCTACAAGATCATTTCCGCCTCGGTGGGGTTCCTGGAAGGGTTGATCACTGGCGACAGCTACAAGTCGGCCAATATCGACGCGCTGATCGCCATGAATCAGGAGATCAAGACGCTGCAGGATCGGCTCCACCTGTCGGCAGTGGATGCGTCTGCACTCAACGAAGCCCTCAAGGGCTTGGGGGTGGATCGCAGCGCCTACGTCTCTACTTTCGAGGCCGCTGAAAAGGCAGCACGCAGCAATACCGATGAGCTGGAGCGCCTCGGCGTCAAGTACAAGGACGCCAACGGCAACCTGCTGCCCTTCCAGGAGACGCTGGCCAACACCAAGGCCGTGCTCGACCAATACACTGAAGGCTGGGACCGCAATCAGGCCGCCGCCTCCATCGGCATGGGCAGCTACAAGGAAATTTCCTCCGCCCTGCAGGCGACCTCGGAAAAGGTCGAGACAGCAAAGCAACGACTGATCGACTACAACCTGATCATCGGACCTGGCACCCAGGCCGCCGTCTCCGCCTACGAATCTTCCATGCGCGCCTTCCAGCGCGAATCCGATCTGACAGCGCAAGGCTTCAAGCGGGCCATCGCCGACCAGATCATGCCGCTGCTCACGGACCTGGCCGACTTCTTCCGCGACGGCTTCCCCTTCGTGGTGAATGCCTTCCGGTACAGCATGGCCACCCTGACCAGCCTGTTCTACGGCCTGAAAGAGGTGGTGTATATCACCACCGAAGTCATCCTCGAGTCCTTTGGCGCGATTGGCGATGTGGTGCTCCGGGTCGGCGATGCCATGTCCAAGGCCCTCAGTGGCGACTTCAAGGGCGCCGTCAATGTGCTGATGGCCGTGCCTGACGACTTCAGCAAGCGCTGGGACATGGCCGGCAAGAACATCGTCGCCCAATCCCAGCGGAATGTGGAAGCCATGAAGCTGGCCTGGGGTGCCGACAGCATCACCGCCAGCGAAGCCGCCAGTCGCCAGATCCCCAAGGGCAAGACCTGGGTTCCCAAGCCTGATGAAGACAAGACGACTCAGGCTGCCGCTTTCGATCCCAACAAGCTCATCCTGGAAGGGAAGCTGAAGGATCTCGACCGCGCAATTGCCGGCGAGGCAGATCTGATGAAGTCCCGGGACGACATGCTCAAGTCGTTCTATGACCGGGGCGACATCTCCCGCGAGGATTACTACCAGCGCCGCAACCAGGTGGATGCTGATGCCCTGGTCAATACCCGCAGCTACTACGCCCGTGAGCTGGCCGCCATCCAGGAATACCAGGACAAGTACGATCGCGGCAGCAAGGAATGGCTCGAAGCCGCCAACAAGATGGCCGAGGTGCAGGACAAGCTGGCCAAGGCTGACCAGGCTGCTGCTGCGGCGGCAACCAAGACTTGGCTGGAGGAAAGCGCCAACCAGGCCGAGGTGGGGATCAACAAGGCCTTTAGCACCTACGAGCAGACCGCTGGTGCTACGGCCGACAGCATGAACGGCACGTTCACTCGTGCCTTCAAGGGCATGGATGACGCTCTGACCAACTTCGTCACCAAGGGCAAGCTCAACTTCAGCGGCCTGGCCAGCAGCATCATCAACGACCTGGTGCGCATGCAGATCCAGGAGAGTGTGACCAAGCCGCTTTTCTCCATGATGCAAGGGTCTGGCGTCGGGAGCTTCATCACCAATCTGTTCGGCGGCGGCCGTGCCGCCGGCGGCCCCACCTCAGCGGGCAGTTTCTACGAGGTCAATGAGACCAGTCCAGAGCTGCTGCAGTCGGGCGGAAAGACCTACCTGATGATGGGCAGCCAGGACGGCAACGTCATCCCCATGGCCGGCGCTGCCAGCGGCGTGGGCTCCGCCGGCGCCCAGATCAACTACAACCCGACCATCCAGATCGACGCGCGCAACGCGGACAGCAGCGTGCTGCCCAACCTCGACCGCCTGGTTCGTGGGGCGCTGGCCCAGAACGCCGACATGGTTGTCCAGATCGTCAATCGCACCATGAATGCCCGCGGTAGGGCAGGGATCACAGCATGAGCGGCACATTCCCATCCACGCCCAAAGCGGCCAAGGCGACTATCAAGAGCACCCAGCCCACCCGGGTCTCGACCGCGCACAGCTTCCGGCGCGTGACTCGGTCGGTTGGCATCCAGCGCTGGCAGGTTTCCCTCTCGTGGCAGGGCAAGACACGCGCCCAGCTGGCCGCGATCATCGCCTTCTGCCTCGCTCAGCGCGGCCAGTACGGGAGTTTTCTGCTGTCCATTCCCGCTGCTGTGATTGCCCCTCTGGGCAAACTCGGCGGATCTCCTGTCGTCAATGGCGGCGGCATTGTCGGCAACTCCGTCTCCACCCGTGGCTGGACTCCCAGCATCACGGGCGTTCTCAAGGCCGGCGACTTCATCAGCTTCTATGGCCACGGCAAGGTCTATATGGTCACCGCCGATGCCTCGTCCGATGGCAGCGGCAACGCCACGCTGACAATCGAGCCGCCTTTGCTGGTATCGCCTGCCGATGGCGCCGCCGTGCAAACGTCCCCCAGCTTCACCGTGGCACTGGCCAGCGACGACGTGCAGCCGCAATTTGAGTCTGGCGACGTCGTGTCACTGAACCTCGACTTCGTGGAGACCTGGTAATGGCCGACCGTGGCTTTTCCCCGGAGTTCCTGGCCGAGCTGCTCCAATCGCGCAACCAGCCGGTCTATCTCGTCCAGGAGCAGTTCGACGACATCAGCTACTACCAGTGCGATGCCTTGCGCGATATCAACTGGAATGGCGCCACCTGGAAAGCCAACGGCCATTTCCTCGACTTCCAGGGGCTGACCGAGAGCTACGACATGCAGATCCCGCGGGTCACCGTGTCCATCAGCGCCGTCGATCAGACCTGGATCGCCATCGCCCTGACCAAGCCCTACATCGGCCGCCCGATCCGCATCTACAAGGCCCTGCTGGACTACACCATGAGCGTCATCACTTCGCCTGGGCTGATCTTTGAGGGCCGCATGGATGGCCTGTCGATTGAAGACGATCCCACCGCCGGCAAGTGCGTGCTGGTGATGGAGTGCTCCAACCAGTGGGCCGACTTCAGCCGCAAGCCAGGGCGCCACACCAATCACCAGGACCAGCAAGTGTTCTTCCCTGGCGACACCGGCTTCCAGTTCGTTCCCGGCCTGGCCAACCTGAATTTGTCCTGGGGCACCACCAACGGCAGTTCCACCGTACCCGGCGTGCAGCCGACCGGCGACACCCTCAGCACTGTCATCTACGACTGATGAAATCCGCAAAATTCAAACGTATCGATCTGCAAACGCTGCGGATCGAGGGGGAAGCCTTGTTCGCTCCCCACTATGCCGAGGTCGGCCAGAAGGACATGGGCGACGTCAATCCAGACTGGGCCTTCTGGGCTGATCTGGAGGCCGTTGGCAGGGCCTGGATCGTGGGCATCTATGTCGATGATCGTCTGGTGGGCTACTCGGGCTTCATCGTGGGCCCCCATGCCCACTACAAGCATCGCCTGGTGGCCAAAAACGACGTCATCTTCCTGCTGCCCGAATATCGCCAAGGCCCCCTGGGTCTCAAGCTGATCGGCTATTCCGAGCGGGCCCTGAGCGCGATGGGCTGCTACAAGGTCTATTGGCGTGCCAAGCGAGGGAGCGTGCTGGCGGACTTACTGACGGCCCTCTGTGGCGAAGCACCCGAGCTGTGCTTTGAGCGGAGGCTCAAGTAATGGCCGGCGCCGCGGTTGGCTACGTTGTCGGCGAACTGGTCAAGGACGCCGTCGTCGATTGGGCACTGACTGCCGTCGTTGGTGGTGAGTTTCTATTTTCCAGTGCAACAGCGATTTCACTGGTTGGGGGAGCTGCTGGTTTGGTTGCCGGTGGTCTATCGGCCGGGATGATCAATAGCGCGCTCGCCCCTGATTCCCCAAAGATCAACTCTTCCGCTACCCAGGCCGCTCAAGGGGCGCTGGTCAATGTCTCTTCCAATGTAGAACCGATCCCCATCATCTACGGTACCCGCACCGTCGGCGGGTCGCGGGTGTTTCCAGCTGCGTCTGGTGGTAGCAATGAGTACTTTCATGTAGTGCTCGTCTTGGGGGAAGGGGAAATTGAGTCCGTCGACGAGATCTACCTTGATGGCAACGCCGTGGGCACTCTTGATGCCAATGGTGTGGCCACCACTGGCACATATTCTGGGCTAGTCAGAGTCAAGAAATATCTCGGTACCGAAACCCAGGTGGCCGATCCTGACCTCATGGCAGAGGTTCCTGTATGGACATCGACCTGCCGGTTGCAAGGGGTCGCCTATATCTATGTTCGGTTGAACTATAACAAGGACGTCTTCCATAGCCTGCCCGTGATAACGGCTAAGGTCAAAGGTCGCAAGCTCTACGATCCGCGTACTGGGCTGATTGCCTTCAGCAGCAACCCAGCCTTGATGATTCGGGACTACCTGACCAATGACCGCTACGGTCGGGGCGTGGCTGCTGCCGCCATTGATGACGCCACATTCATTGTCGCTGCCAACAGCTGCGATGCCACGGTCACTCTCGGCGCCTATTCCGGGCCAAAGTATGTGGCCAATGGCCTAGTGAATATCGACTCGGCAGCCTACGACAACCTGAAGACGATGCTCACCAGCTGCCGCGGCATGCTGATCTTTTCGGGTGGCGTATTCAAGCTGCGCCTCGAGGAAGCCCTGAGCAGCACCTTCGCCTTCACCGAGGACAACATCACCGGCAGCTGGAAGTTTGGCGGCCCTCAGAAGCGGGCGCTTTACAACCGCGCCAAGGTGCGTTTCTACGATGAGCTGAACCGCTACCAGCCCCAGATCCTGCCCTTCATCAATAACACCTACACCTCGCTGGATGGTGGCAATCCTTCCGAGCTGGAGCTGGAGCTGACCTTCACCAGCAAGATGGAGATCGCCAACTACATCGGCATCCAGGAAGTTCGCCAGAGCCGTTTTGGGCTGACGGCCAGCTTCACGGCTTTGCCCGAGGGGTTGCGGGTCGAGGTTGGCGATGTGGTGACAATCACGCACTCCACGCCAGGCTGGATCAACAAGCCCTTCCGCGTGTTGCAGATGTCGCCAAAGTCGAGCGATGAGATCGAGGTCGTGGTCCGCGAGTACGACCCCAGCGTGTATGCCCTGGACTTCACCACGCCGGCAAGATCCACCCTAATCACCAATCTGCCCAACCC